CACGACGACCATATCGACGGTCGTTTCGCCGCTCGCGATAGCGTGCAATCTGTGCTGTCCGTTGAGCAGAACCCACGGCATATTGGGACTCATGCCGAAGCGGATTGGCTCTCCGCCGTCAAACTCTCCGGCCTTCATCGTGTCTCGCAGAAATTGAACGTGATGAGCGGACACGCTTCGCTGGAGCGAAAAGTTTAGTTCCAGCATCGACCGCGCTGTCCTCGGATCAATGGTCGTAACGACCGCCTTGTGCTCCATCTGCTTCTCCATCTGAAATACCGGGAAGCCGCCCGGCGCGCTCACCACATGAACGACGGCGGGTAACGCCGTCTTAGTCTTTTCGACCCTGCGCCGCGCGCCGCGCGGCCTGTTGACGCTCGGACTGGCATTCCTGCCAGATCAAGCGAATGTGCGCCGGCAGCATCTGCCGGATCGCGGCCGCGTGCTGGAGGCACTCTGCCCTGGTCTGAGCGGGTATCTCGACGCCACCGCAGTGGCGGTCGATCCCGTGCTGGCCGGTGCAGATGACCCCCAACATGACCCACGGGCTCAACCCAGCAGCCATAGCGCCACCGTCCACATCGCCGTCCAGATGCCCGCCGTGGCGGCGGCAAACTCAATCGCTCGAGCCATCGCGGACCTCCTCGATGCGGGCCAGCTGCGCCGTGGTCTCCTCGGTGATGATCTCGGAAACATCGCTCATGATGCGACGCATCAGCACCTCGGCATCGATCAGCGGCGCGCCGGGTGTCTCGTCCGCCAAACGCACGATCCGGCGGCAGAGCCGCAACACCGCGACGCCGCACTCGGTGATCGCCTCGGCCTCGGCCACGCGAATGTCAAATTCATCGCTCGACATTGATCGCCTCCCGCGCCCGGGCGAGATCGGCGCGGCGCTGCGCCACCGCAACGGGGATAAGCGCCGCCAGGCGCTCGGCGTCGGCTATGTCGAGATGCAGGGTGACCTGCGTCTGGACGCAGCGAATGATCATGGCTGTCGCGAGGTATTCCCGCGCGCCGGCCGCGACCGCCTCTTCGGCGGGCCAGATCCAGCGAATCGTGAAAGCTTCGCCTAGGTTGAGATGGATGCCTGTTCCGGGCATGTGTCGTCCTCCTGTTGATCTCGGCGCGCCACCCTGGCGCTCCCTGCTGCCGCCCGCGAACGAGCGGTAGCCGGGAGGGTCAGGCGTGCATCGAGATTTCGCACGCCCACGGGTTTGCCCAGCCCTCGCACGCGGCGGCTTCGGCGGCGTCGCGCGCCTTGATCCACACCTTCGCGAGCCCGGTCATTTGGTCCTCCGAGTCGCCCTCGGCGAACTGCCATTGATACTCGGTCTCCGCCTGACGCGGAGTGCAGCCCGCCCGCCGGAACACCGCGAGCGCGGCCTCCTCGGCGCGATAGCGGTCATCGGTGGTGTCGATGGCTCTGCCGTGGATCTGGATCGAGATCATCTGCTAGTCCTCCGTTTTGGCCGGGTTGGCCGGTTGCGATGGAGCCAAATATAAACCTGCCGTGTAGTCGCGCAACACAATCTGCCATGCAAGCCACGCATGGCGCTATGCAATCGGCGCTTGACGGACTACACGCGCGGTGTATCCTTGGCTACATGACGGTCCCTCAACTGATCTTCGCTCTCGGCGGCAACACCGCGCTCGCGCGCACGCTTGGCATCTCGCCTCAAGCGGTGTCGAACTGGTCCAGGCGCGGCGCAATACCAGCGCGCCGCCACTACCAGGTCGCGCGCCTCGCACGGGCGCTCGGACTCCACATCGACCCAGAGAGGATGCAATGAGCCTATCGAGAGACATCGCGGACGCCGTTCGCCGCGCCGGCCAGATGACCGGCGCGCAGCTGCGCGAGGCGTTCCGACATGAGGACGAGCAGCGGCTCAGATACGCCGTGAGTAACGCCGCATCTAGCGGCTGGATCATCGGCCCGAAATCGCGCGCACTGCTCCCGCATGTCGCCTATCTCGCCGCCCCCGCTCCACGCGCGTCGCTCCGCAGCTTAGACCGGGCAGATGAGGTGTCGATCAACTACGAGAAGCAGGACGAGCGGTGGCGCTCACAAGCGGGCGAGATCGAGTACGAGGACCACCCGCGCAGTCTCGCCGCTCCTCGCATCCTTTGGCGAGCAGCCCCGCCTCCTGCGCGGTCTCCGTGCGGATCGAGTGCGGCGCTGATGGCGGCGGCGTCGCCGGGCATCTACAACGCATCTCCAGCGAAATTCTCTACGCCCGTCGACGACGCCGAGGTTCGGCGTCGGACAATGAACGGGCAGAGCCAGGAAAAGATCTCCGCCGCTCTCGGCATCAGCCGCTCGGCAGTCTGCTCGTCGCGGCGCAGGACGAGGCGAGAGCGCGGCACGACCTTCGCTATCAATCGCGGCGGAGGAAAGAGCAATTATGAATGACGACGAACGCGACGAACCGGGGCGCAAATGGTTTGGCCGCGAGCGGCTCGAACCGCCATCGCTCCAGTCCTCGCTCGATCTCGACGCCATCGCCGTTTCTTCGTTCCGCCGCACCGCGCTAGGGTGGGGCGGCTACCAAGTCCAGCCACTGAGGAGGGCAGAATGAAGCCACCGAGCATCCTGCGCGAGGCCGAGGAGATCATCTCGGCGGATCGCGAGCGCACACATGGAAAAGCCGAGGAAAACCTGAGCAACATCGCGACGATGTGGGACGCATGGTGCCGCGTCTCGCGCGACGCGCAGATGACGCCGCACGACGTCGCGATCATGATGGCGCTCCTCAAGCTCGCTCGCACGCAGACCGGCACACACAATCGCGACGACTACGTCGATGCGGCGGGCTATGTCGCGCTGGCTCATCGTCTTGCGGCGGCGGGCAACGAGGAATGATGCGGTCGGTGCGCCTGATCCTGCAAGGCGAGCCGGCGTCGAAGGCGAACTCGCGGCGGCTCGTCACGATCCGGGGACAGGCGCGGCTGATCAAGAGCCAGAAGGCGCTCGACTACGTAGCGGCAGTGAAACGGACCTATCCGCCGCTGGTGCCGCTGCTGGAGGGCGACCTTCGCATGACGGCGGATGTCTACTACGCGACGCGCCGTCCCGATCTCGACGTCTCGCTGATACTGGACGCGCTGGAAGGGATCGCCTATCGTAACGACCGCCAGGTGCGCGAGATGCACCTGTATCACCACCTCGATCGCGCAAATCCGCGCGCCGAGATAACTCTCGAGGAAATGCACAATGACACAGACGAATGACGATCTGTCCCGCTTTGCAGACCGGATCGAAATGGCGATCCAGGGCATCGAAGACACGCGCGAAAACCTCGCAGCGATCAAGGCCGAAGCGACGGCGGCGGGCTACGACGGCGGCGCGCTGGTCAAGGTCGTGGAGATGCGGCACAACGAGAAGCGGCGACAGAAAGAGGAAGCACGCCTCGCGCTGGTCCGGCTCTACGCCGACCGGCTGGGCGTGCAGCTGAAGCTCGATATCTAAGAGACGGCTGGGGCTCCTCCCCGTGCGCGTCCGGCGGGGCGCGCCTCCCAAGCGGATCAGCGCCTCACGGCGTCAACACCTCCCCCAGGCACCATGCAAGGGTGATGACCGCTCCCGCCACCTTATCAACCCGTATCGAGGACACATCATGTCAGGCTTGCTTCTCCACCGTATCCCGCACGTCAGTGCGTCGTCGCTGAACCTCTTCGCCGCCGAGCCCGCGCTTTGGGTCATGGAGCGGCTCGTCGGCAAAAAGGGCCGCGTCGGTCCTGCGGCGCATGTCGGCACCGCTGTCGAGGCGGGCGTCGAGGCGGCGCTGCTCGGGAGGGCGAACAATATCGAGGCCGCATCGGCACTCGCAGCGGCGCGCTACGACGAACTCTGCGACGACCCCGACGCACGCGCGAAGATCGATCCGATGCTGCGCCAGGCATGGGGCGCGCTTGCGCCCTACGGCCAGCCGGACGTCCCGGAGGACGGACGGCAGCACCGCGTCGAGGTGGCGCTGGATGGTGTGCCGGTGGCGTGTATCGGGTACACCGATTTCGTGTTCCACGCGCATGGATGCATCATCGACCTGAAGACGTCCAGCACGCTGCCCTCGTTGATCAAGGTCGCCCACGCGCGGCAAGGCGCGGTGTATGCGCGGGCCTTCAGCAACTACTCGATGCGCTTCGCCTACTGCACGCCGAAGAAATCCGCCGTCTACATCCTTGAAAACCCGGCAGACCATCTCGCGGCGCTGGCGAACATCGCGCGGCGGCTCGACAAGTTCCTGGCGGTCTCGGCAGACCCGCAGGAGCTCGCCGCCATCGTCTGTCCCGACTACGACAGCTTCTATTGGTCCGATCCGCAGACCCGTGCGAACGGGCTGGCCCTATTCGGCTTCTGAGCCGGAGCGCGACTGGCGCTTTCCAGTCAGGTGAAACGCGACACGCAAAAGGAAAACGGAAAATGGCTCTCGGTATTCCCACCAATACGAACCGCACCCCCATCGTCAAATACGATGCGAGGGCAGGTCGCTGGTTCCGCGTCGATGGCAAGGACAGCGTTGTCGATATCTCCAACGGCTTCGCCGCCGTCTTCGACCTCGCGCAGATCGACATCGGCTGGGCGCTGTTTGCGGCTGGTGCGCCGCCCTCCATATCGTTCGCGCGCGTCCCCGCGCCGATGCCGGAGCGACCGACGCCGGACCACAAGCGCAGCGTCCGGCTGATGCTGAAGCTCGCGAAGAGTGCGGGCGGCGATGTCCGCGAGGTATTGACGCAAGCCGGCATCGTCCAGGCGGCGATTGACGCGCTCCACGACGCCTACATGGCCGCGCCCGAGGCGCGCGAAGGCAAGCTGCCGGTGGTGGCATGCCCGAGCACGGAGGCCGTCGTTCAGGCGATGGGCAACGGCGCGAAGAGCACGAACTACAAGCCGGTCCTCCAGATCGTCAACTGGGTGCCGCGTCCGGCGGATCTGCCGCTGACCTCGGGGCCGGTGCCGGTCGCCGTGGCTGCTCCCGCGCCGGTCGCCGCGCCGCCGTCCACCGGCTCGATGATCGCCGCGCCGCCCGCGCCGAAGGCGGCTCCGGTGCCGCTGCCGCCCGCCATCGGTGACGACACCGAGTTCTGATATCGAGATCGGCGCGGTCCTCCCTCCCCGCGCTGGTGCTGGCGTCGCCTGCCAGCGGACAGAAGTGGCGAGCGAGCCGGGGCGACATCCCCGGCATCGGCCTGTCCGGGCCGTAGGAGGAGAGCAGAATGACCACGACACCACAGACGCCGCTTGAAGCGGCGCTCGATTACTACGACCGGGGGCTGATGCCGATCCCGGTTCACCGCGTCATCGCGCATCGCGAAGGCAAGCCGATCTGCTCCTGCGGCGCGCGCGATGGCTGCGCGTCACCGGGCAAGCATCCGACGATGACTTGGTCGCAGTTCCAGCGCCGCCGCCCTCCTCGCGAGGAGGTGGCCGAGTGGTGGTCTGGCGATCGGGCGCGATACGGTGTGGGCATCCTGACGGGTTCGGCCAGCGGCAACATCTTCGTCCTCGACGTCGATGTCGGCCCGGGCAAAGACGGCGACGACAGCCTCCGCGCGCTCCAGCTGGCGCATGACGATCTCCCCGAGACCGCCGAGGTCAAGACCGGCGGCGGCGGGTTGCATCTGTATTTCCGCGCGCCGAAGGGCGTGGCTATCCGCAACAGCGCGCGGCAGATCGGACCCGGTCTCGACATCCGAGGCGAGGGCGGGTTCGTGGTCGCGCCGCCGTCCGTCCATGCCTCGGGCCAGCCCTATGTCTGGTCCTGGTGCAATACCCTGGCCGAGGGCATCGCCGACGCGCCGGCGTGGCTGCTCGATCTGGTCCGCGCCGAGCCGGTGATCGGGGCGACGCCGCGAGATCGGGTTGCGTCGTCGCCGCCTCCATCGTCGCCGGTCGGTGCGGGAAGCCTCGGAGTTCTGCCGCCCGCGATTGAGGACGGGCGCGAGGAATACATGCGCGACACCGTCTTCGCGGTCGCGCTGGAGTTGACCGGCCAGCATGGCGCGTGGCCTACCGCCGATGAGGTCTACGAGGTCGCCTGGCCGCAGTTCCTGCGGCGAGTCGATCTCTCGAGGCCAGGACGGATCAGCCGCGACAACGCCGAGCCCGAGATGCGGGCCAAGTGCGCGCAGATCGCCGTCAAGGCCGAAAGCGGCGGGCTGGGGCGGCTGGAGGATGTGGTCGCGGCCTATCAGGCCAAGCGACGCGAACAGCCGCGCCAGGGGCCGGGAAATCGGCAGGAGGAGGCGGGAGAGGCGCGGCAGGAACAGGCCGAAACGCCGCGACCGCCGACGCACTTCCCGCTCGTCTACTCTGACGAGATCCACGCGGGCGACGCCGCACTCGACTTCGTCGAGGGGCTGCTGGTCGAGAGCGGCATGTCGGTCTGGTACGGCGACAGCAATGTGGGCAAGACATTCGCCCTGCTCGACGTCGCCATCCATGTCGCGCTGGGGCGTCCCTGGCGCGCGCGGGAGGTTGATCAGGGCGCGGTGGTCTATTGCGCGCTGGAGGGTATCGCCGGCATCAGGAACCGCATCGCCGCCTGGCTGAAGCACTATGGCATCACGCCGGATCGCCGCGCGCTGCCTCTGGTGGTCATCCCGAGTGCGATCAACATGCTCGATCCCGAGGCCGATGTGCCGGGGCTGATCCAGTCGGTTCAAGCCGCCGAGGCTGAACTCGGGCGGTCAGTGAAGATGCTCTGCCTCGACACGCTCAGTCGCGCGCTGGCCGGCGGGAACGAGAACTCTCCCGAGGACATGGGCGCGCTGGTCCGGTCATCGGACCTCGTCCGGCAGACCACCGGATCGCACCTAGCCTATGTCCACCATTCGGGAAAAGACACCGCCAAGGGCGCGCGCGGGCATTCGCTGCTGCGCGCCGCGACAGACACCGAGATCGAGATCAGCCGCGCCGAAGGATCGGAGGTGTCGGTAATGCGGGTGACAAAGCAGCGCGAGCTTGAGAGCGGCGACGACGTGGCCTTCCGGTTGGAGGTGGTCACGCTCGGGGTCAACCGCCGGGGGAAGCCGCTCACCAGCTGCGTCGCGGTGGAGCCGCCGGCGGACGCGGTCGATGCCGCCATGCACAGGACCGCGCGCCCGAAGGGAAAATATCAGCCTGGGATGATGCGGGTGCTCCAGCAGATGCTGGCCGGTGATGCTGCGGTCGCCGCCGTGCCGAAGACTGGAATGCCCACCGTGCGGTGTGTTCGCGTCCGACTGTGGCAGGAGCAGTGCTTTATCGATGGCGTCCTGGATCGCGGGCACGCGGCTTCTCGCAACGGATGGTCGGACGGCAAGCGGGCACTCCGCGACGCCGGTCTGATCGGCTTAACGGAGGAATACGCATGGCTTCTGTGATTGTCGGAAATGTCGGAAATGTCGGAAACCGACACTTCCGACACTCCCGACGTTTGTCGGAAATGTCGGAGATCCCTTTAGGGATCCGACATCTCCGACAGGGTGTCTCCGACAGGAGTGACAGATGAGCCAGTCCGACTACGCACTAGCCAAAGCCATCCTCGACGGCGTCGATGAGACCATCGCCGCGTCCGAGCGACGGTGGGGCGTGGACCGCCTGCGGCTCCTGGTCGCTGACGACCTCCGAGCACGGTGGGACCGTCAGTGGCGGTCTTGGTGTCGGGCGGTCAAGGCCAACGACCTCGCCGACATCCAGAAGCACGGCGCGGCGGTCCGGCGGGCGGTGGCCGCGCTGGAGGCGGCAGCGGCCGCTGCGGGGGCCGAGCCGATCTCCCCGGAGGTCTGGGAGACGACCTACGAGGGCCGGGCCATCGCGGTGGTCAGGACCAGCGCCGAGGCGTATGCCGTCGCGACGCAAGGGCGAGGGCTTGAGGTCTGGACGCTGGACGAGCTCGTCCGCGTCGCCCTGCCGAGGACCGAGATCGTCGCGGCGGCAAAGCAGACCTTCGCCGGGGCCGAGGTCGTCGTCTACAAGTCGCCGCCGACAGACTGGGCGAACGGTGGCGATCCGTTGCCCGATTTCCTGACCGCCTGAGCCTGGAGCCAAAATGATGCCGAGCAAGGACACCCCTCAACGCACGCCCCGCCCCAGCGGCCGGAAAACCCGCCCTGGCGTCGATCCTGCCGAGCCGGTCATCCCGCCGACGCAGGAGCGCGCGCGGCACGCTGAGCACGGGATCGAGGTGGCCGAACCCGAGCGGACCGAGCGAGGCGGTGGTCGGGCTTACACCGACGCGCAAGGGCGGGCGTCGAGGCCGTGGAGGGTCGTGGATACGCTGGCGGCGATGGAGCGCCTAGGCACCATCGACGGCGAACAACGGGCGGCGGGTGAAAGGTATCGCGCGCTGTTTGAGATCAGCGGACGAGCCGGGGCATCAGCGACGCGCATCGAGCCTCGGTCGGGCGGCGGCGATCAGGCATCCGTTATCGAGCGACGGGTGGCGGCGGGACGGGCGCTGGCCGATGCGGCGCAGCTGCTCGGCGGGCCGGGGGCGCTGCATAGCATCATGGTCCAGGTGGTCGGCCTGGGGATGTCCTGCTCGGCCTGGGATCGCGCGCACAGATGCCGCGAGGGTCGAGCATCGGCCATGCTGGCCGAGGCTCTCGGTATCCTGGCGAGGGAGTGGCGATGACCAAGACGGCACGCTTGACCCGGCGGCGGCGACACCCTAACCTATCCGGTATGATGCGCGAGGCGCGCCGATGAAGACCATCGGTCAGCCCCTGCGGGGGCAAGCGCGGCGGACCCTGACGACGGTGGTCGAGGGCCGAGATAGCTACTACGACAGCGCCGAGCACCGGGCCTGGAGCCGAGAGGTGCTGCGCCGTGCGGCCGGTATGTGCGCGTCATGCGGCGCGCTGGACCGGCGACTGGTCGCGGACCACCGCGTCGAGATCCGCGATGGCGGCTCGAGGACAGACCCTGGCAACGGGCAAGCCCTATGCTCGCCCTGCCACGCTCGAAAGACGGCGGCGACGAGAACAAAGCGGCACTCAAGCGTTAACATCGGTGGAAAGCGACCCGAAACAGGCGTTTAACTGGCCCTTCCTGCCTATGGGGTAGGGGGTGTTAATGTTTGGGGCCTGGGGACGCGCAATGCACAGGGGGCCACCCAGAGACTTTTCCGCCTGGGTAGAGGTTAACGCCAGGGGCCTGTAGGGCCAAAACAGTCGATATTTCCAACATTTCGGAGCAAAAACACATGCCACGCGGCGGATACCGACCCGGCGGCAGCGGGCCGCAGCCAGGATCGGGGCGTCCGAAGAAGGGCGAGCAGCCGGTCGCCAAGATGGTGCTGACCGAATCCATGCTCATCGGCATGTCGCCGCTGGAATACATGCTCTCGGTCATGCGCGACCAGACCGCCGACGCGGCGCGTCGGGACCGGATGGCGCAGTGTGCCGCGCCCTACGTCCACGCGAGGGCCGAGGCAACCGGGAAGAAGGCCCAGGCCGACGAGATCGCGGCGACCGCCGAACGCGGCACCGATTGGGAGCAGCTGCTGGCGAACTGATGGCCTGGGACACCTCCTGCCGCGACTGGGCTGATCGGCTCCGGTCGGGGCGATCCCTGGTTCCAGACCTTCCGCTCGATCAGGACGCCGCGCGCAGGGCGGCGGGCATATTCGATGCCCTGCGCCTTCCGGACGTCCCCGGCCAGCCGCGCATGAAGGAAGCGGCGGGAGACTGGCAGCGGGACATCGTCAAGGCGCTGTTCGGCTCGGTCGTCAACGGCCAGCGGCAGATCAGGGAATGCTTTGTCCTGGTGCCGAAGAAGAACAGCAAGACCACGGCCGGCGCAGCGATCATGCTCACGGCGCTGCTGGTCAACCAGCGCCCGCGCGCCGAGTTCCTGCTCATCGCACCGACGCAGGAGATTGCGGATCTGGCCTTCGGCCAGGCCGTCGGCATGATCGAGGCGGACCCGGTGCTGGCGAGCAAGTTTCATGTGCAAGGACACCTCAAGAGAATTTCATATCGACAGACCAAGGCGTTCCTGAAGGTCAAGAGCTTCGATCCGAAGGTCGTCACCGGAACCAAACCAGCGGGCATCCTGCTGGACGAAACGCACGTCATCGCCGAGGCACCTGACGCGGACCGCGTGATCGGCCAGCTTCGCGGTGGTCTGATCTCGCAGCCCGAGGGCTTCTTGATTCAGATCACGACCCAGTCCGAGCGACCGCCGGCTGGTGTATTCGCCGCCGAGTTGTCCAAGGCGCGCAAGGTCCGTGACGGCACGCTGAACGCGCCGCTGCTTCCGGTGATCTACGAGTTTCCCGAAGGCGTGGACTGGCAAGAGCCGAGCAACTGGCATCTCGTCACCCCGAACAACGGCCGTTCGATCACGGTCGAGCGACTGATCCCTGACTACGAGGCGGCGCGCGAAGCGAGCGAGGCCGAACTACGACGCTGGGCATCGCAGCATCTCAACGTCCAGATCGGCGTCGCGCTGCGGTCCGATGGCTGGGCTGGCGCGCAGTTCTGGAACCGAGGCAACGGCGGGCCGCGCTCGCTCGATGAGCTACTCGACCGCGCCGAGGTGGCGACGGTCGGCATAGACGGCGGCGGACTGGACGATCTGTTCGGCTTTGCCGTCATCGCGCGCGAGCGAGACACGCGCCGCTGGCTACTCTGGGCGCACGCGCTGATCAGCCCCGAGGGGCTCGACCGGCGCAAGGCCAACGCGGCGCTGTATCAAGACTTCGCGCGCGACGGTGATCTGACGGTGGTCGATGGGCTTCCGGGCGACCTTGAATGGATCAAGGCGCATGTCGGCCTGGTCCTCGACGCCGGATGCCTGGCGATGGTCGGCGCTGACCCTGCGGGCATCGGCGGCGCGGTGGACGCGCTGGCCGAGATCGGTGTGAGCGAAGAGACCAAATTGCTGGTCGGTGTGCCGCAAGGAATCAGATTGATGAACGCGGCCAAGACAGTCGAACGCAAGCTCGTCGATGGCTCGCTGAAACACTCTGGAAGCCGCCTCCTCGCATGGTGCGCGGGCAACGCGAAGGTCCGCGCGACATCGACGGCGATGATGATCGAACGCGCGGCCTCTGGTTATGGGAAGATCGACCCTTTGATGGCATCGTTCAACGCGGCGCACCTCATGACGCTCAACCCGACCGTCGCCGGCCCGGCGGCGGCGTGGGCGATGCCGTGCTGAGTTGGCTCGACCGGCTGCGTGGCCGGGACGAAAAGAAGGCGGTCGAGTTCACCGAGGGCTGGCTGGACGCCGCCTTCGGCTATTCGCAGTCCTGGACCGGCGAGCCCGTCACCGTTTCAACGGCGCTCCAGGTTCCGGCGTTCTATCGCGCCGTCATGGTCATCGCGGACGGTCTCGCGCAGCTGCCGATTGTCTTGATGCGACCGACCGATGGCGGGATGGAACCGGCGACGGATCATCCGCTGTTCGACCTCTTCGCGCGCTCTCCGAATGCGTGGCAGGACGCGAGCGAATGGGTTCGCACGACGATGATGCACAAGGCATCAACCGGGTGCGCGGTAAGCTGGCGAAACGTCGTGAACGGCCAGATCCGCGAGTTGATCCCGATCAAGCCAGACAACGTCCAGATCGTCGTCCGACAGGATCTGGAGCTCGAATACACGATCTCGTTTGAGAACAACCGCACGCTGACGCTCACGCGCGGCGAGGTCTTCCACCTTCGCTCGCCGTCGTGGGACAGCGCGCGCGGGCTCGATCCGGTGTTGCTCGGTCGCCAGGCGCTCGGGCTGGCGCAGGCCAGCGAGCGAAGCCAAGCGGCGCTGCACAAGAACGGCGTGCGCACGACCGGCCTCTTCACCCTCGACGGCAATCCGTCGCAGGAACAGCGCGACCGAGTGCGCGAGGCCATCGCCTCGATGTACGGCTCGGCCAGCAACACGGGCAAGCCGGTGCTGGCGAGCGGCGCACTCAAGTTCACGCCCACGCAGATGACCGGCGTGGACGCGCAGCACCTCGAGACGCGAAAGCATCAGATCGAAGAGATCGCGCGGCTGATGGGCGTCTTCTCGATCATGCTCGGTCACGCGGGCAACAACTCGCCGACGTTCGCATCCGCCGAGGCGTTCTTCGCGGCGCATGTCCGATACACGCTCCAGCCCGAAATCAAGGCGATGACCAGCGCGCTAAACGCGCAGCTGCTCACCGATGAGGAGTGGAGCGCGGGCTACCGCTTTACGATGGACACAAGCGAGCTTCTGCGAGGCTCCCTCAAGGACCGCGCCGAATACTACGACCGCGCAATTCGCGGCGGCTGGATGACCCGCAACGAGGCGCGCGAGGACGACGGCTGGAACCCCATCGACGGTCTCGACAAGCCACTCTTCCCGCTGAACATGGGCGAGGTCGCGGGCCAGGGCTCTGACGCGGACGTCGCGCAGCCTGTCGATGTCGAGGATGACGACAACGGCGCGAAGAACCCGTGGAAGCCGACCGATGAGATGGCGGCGAATGCGCGGCGCGCGCTTGCGTGGCGCGACGAGTTCGGGCGCGGCGGCACCGCTGTCGGCATCGCTCGCGCGCGCGACATCAGCAACGGTCGCCGTCTGCCGCGCGACACGATCATGCGGATGGTTTCGTTCTTCGCTCGGCATGAGATCGACAAGGAAGCCGAGGGCTTCCGCCAGGGCGAACCGGGCTTCCCGTCGAACGGACGCATCGCATGGGATCTCTGGGGCGGCGACGCTGGCCGCGCATGGGCAAATCGCATCGCTGATCGGATCGAGGAACTCGGAGAATGAGCAACGGCGTCGCGAGCATCGCACTTGAGGTCAAGTTCGCCGCAGACAAGCCGATGGGCTCGTTCTCGGGCTACGGCGCGGTCTACGGCAACATCGACGAAGGCGGCGACATGATCACGCCAGGCGCGATGGCGCGCAGCCTCGCGTCGTGGTCGAGCAAGGGCATGTTGCCCGCCATGTATTACAACCACGACCGCTCCAAGGGCGCTGTCGGCGTCTGGGAGAAGATGAGCGAGGACCAGAACGGTCTGCATGTCGAGGGCCGGATCATCGGCCTCGACACCGACGAAGGAAAGATGACCTACGCGCGGCTGCGCGAGGGTGCCATCAAGGGCATGAGCATCGGCTATCGTGTCCCCGCCGGCGGGTCGAAGATGGGCACGGGTCGCACCGGAGAGCCGCGCCGCTGGCTGAAGGCAATCGATCTGCGCGAGGTCTCGGTGGTCGATGACCCGATGAACCCGCTCGCGAAGCTCGCCTACCTCAAGAGCGCTCCCGCGCTCATTCTCGACGCGCGCGGCCTCGAGGCTGCTCTGCGCGACGAACACAAGATGTCCATCGCCGAGGCCAAGAGCCTCGTCGCGATGGTCCGTCGTCACCTGCGCGATGCAGGTGATGATCACGCCGACGCCTCTCGCGATGACGAGGTCGAGGCTTTGGTCGCGTCGCTCAAGCGCGCGGCTTCCATCCTCTCCTCCACGAAGGGCTAATCCAATGGAACTCAACGAACTGAAGGGCGCGGTCGATGCTGTCGGCTCCGCTTTCGAGGCTTTCAAGCAGACCAACGATGCGCGTCTGGCCGAGATCGAGAAGAAGGGCAGCGCCGACGTCGTGACGCGCGACAAGCTCGACCGGATCGAGACGAGCCTGTCGAAGTACGAGTCGCTGAACCAGAAGCTGGTCCAGGCCGAACTCGCGGCGAAGAACGCCTCCGAGACCGCCGCCGATCTGGCCGCGAAGCTGAACCGGATGGGCTCCGGCAAGGCCGCGCCCGAGGCCGACGAGGTCAAGGCGCGCGCCAACGACTGGATGCGCGCTGTCGTGCGCTCCATCGCGCGCGGTGACGGCGCTCTGTCAGAGAGCGAGCGCAAGAGCCTCGACGGCGTCGCCGCCGAGATGAAGTCGCTCTCGCTGTCGCCCGACACGCTCGGCGGCTATCTGGCGCCGACCGAGTATGTCCGCGAGATCATCAAGGGTGTGGTCGAAGTCACGCCGTTCCGCGCGGTCGCGCGGACCCGGCAGACCACGCAGAAGGCGATCCAGCTGCCGAAGCGTACCGGCACCTTCTCGGCGCAGTGGGTCCAGGAGCAGGGCACGCGCTCCGAGACCACCGGGCTGACGTACGGGATGGATGAGATCCCGACGCATGAGATGTACGCGCTGGTCGACATCACCAACCAGATGCTCGAAGACGCCGCCTTCAACATGGAGGCCGAGGTTCGCGCCGAGGCCACCGAGCAGTTCGCGAAGGCAGAAGGCGCGGCGTTCCTCTCGGGCTCCGGCGTCGGTCGTCCGTTCGGCTTCCTCAACAACGCCTCCATCGCGACGGTCAATTCCGGCGCGGCGGCAGCGCTGACGGCTGACGGTCTGCTGTCGGTCTACTACGGCATCAAGACCGACTACGCGCGCGCGGCGCTGTGGATGATGAACCGCTCGACCATCGGTCAGATCCGCCGCCTCAAGGACGGCGACGGCGAGTATCTCTGGGCTCCTGGCCTCGCGGGCGGCGTTCCCAACACGATCAACGGCGCGCCTTACGTCGAAGCCGCCGACATGCCGGATGTTGGCGCGTCGGCCAAGCCCGTCGCGTTCGGTGACTTCCGCCGTGGCTATGTGATCGTCGATCGCATCGCGATGGAAATGCTGCGCGATCCCTACACCCAGGCGACGAGCGGCGCGGTCCGCATGATCTTTCGCCGCCGCGTCGGCGGTCAGGTCGTGCTGCCCGAGGCCATCGTGTTGCAGAACGTCGCCCTCTGATCTGACTGAGAAAGGACCATCCCAATGGCCTCCAAAGACCTCCACAACAACATCGACATCAAGCGGGCGATCTCGCCCGTGTCGGTGTCCGACAACACCGCGCAGGTGTCGCAGATCCTCGACACGCGCGGCTACGAGAGCATCGAGCTGGTCATCGCGACCGGCTCGATTGCCGACGCAGACGCGACGTTCAGCGTCCTGATCGAAGACGGCGACAGCTCGACGCTGACGGACGCGGCGGCGGTGTCTGACACGTTCCTGCTCGGCACCGAGGCCCTCGCGGGCTTCGATTTCGCGGATGACAACGAATGCCGGAAGATCGGCTACGTCGGCGGAAAGCGCTACGTCCGCGCGACCATCACGCCGGCCAGCAACGCCAGCGCGGCGTTGTTCTCGGCGGTGTGGGTGCTCGGCAACGCGCGCACCGCGCCGACGTCGAACCCGCCGGCCTGATCTGACTGGGCGGCGGGCTTCGGCTCGCCGCCCTCTCTTCCGAACGAGGTGCTCATATGAGCTACAACACGCAGAACTACGACGAACAGGGCGGCGCGCTCTCCGTCATCGGGGGCGAGCTTCGCATCTCGGGCGGCTACATCAGCGGCGGCGCGATCCTCAACAAGCGCCAGCGCTTCACCATCGCTGAGATCAACGCGGGCGCGACGCTCCTTCCCGCGATCCCGGGCAAGAGCTACCGGATGGTCGGCTGTAAAGCCATCGCGGTCGGCAACGCTGCGGGTGCGGTGACGACGGTCGATGTCACCGGCACGGTCTCGACCTCGCGCAAGCTGGTCGCGTTCGCGCAAGCGAGCCTGACGCAGTCCACCGTCCTGGTGGATGGCGGAACGGGCGCGGCGGTTCTCGCTGACGGCGCATCGTACACCGCGAACGACGCCGGAACGGCGATCCTGGTCGGCAAGACGGGATCGAACGTGACGACGGCGACGCATATCGATGTGATCTTCGACTACGTCGTCGAGTGACGCTGATGAAGGTCGAGCGCTTCAGCGTTTCGGTGACGACGGCGGCGGATGGGTCGGCGACGGCCTTTTCGCCGACCATCACCGGGGCCATCTCGTCCATCGCCTATGTCGCGGACGGAACCAATCCCTACGACGCGACGGTCGATTTCTCGATCACCGTCGAGGCCACAGGCCAGGGGCTCTGGACGCAGTCAAATATCAGCGCGAGCGGCACACGCGCGCCGCGTCAGCCGACGCATGCGCAGGACGGGACGGATCGTTTCTTCACGGGCACCGGCAGCAACCACGCGGTGCCTGATCTGATCTGCCTTGCGAACGACCGCGTCAAGATCGTGCTGGCGCAGGGCGGCAACGTCAAGGTCGGCCAGTTCGTCATCACGGTGATCTGATGCTGTCGGTGCTCGTTCCCGCGACGTCCTCGCGCCTGACCTCGCTCGATGCGGTCAAGCGCGAACTGTCGATCTCGGGAACGAGCGACGACGCGCGGCTGCTGGCCTATATCGATCAGGCCAGCGCCGTCATCGCTGACTACCTCGGGCGTCCGCTCGGCCGCGAGACCGTTGCGGAGACGCTGCGGCTGTCAGCGGCGTCCGAGACCATCATGCTGTCGCGCTGGCCGGTGGTCAGCGTGACGAGCGTGGTCGAGGACGGCGCGACGCTCGTCGCCACCGACTACGAGATCGACCGGAGCTTCGCCTACCGGCTGTTCGATGACGAACGCGCACGCTGGCCGGCGGTCAAGGTCATCCTGACCTACGTCGCGGGCTACGATTTGCCGGACGGCGTCGCGCCAGCTATCGAACGCGCGGCAACGCAGCTGGTGGTCGCGATGAACGCATCTCGCGGTCGCGATCCTTCGCTCCGCTCCGAGAGCGTGGAAGGCATCGGCGCGCAATCCTGGCTCGACCCGCGCAACGGCGGCGGGCCGCTTCCTGACGGCGTCGTGGCGCTGCTCAATCCCTATCGCGAGGTCATCGTATGAGCGGCACGTTCAGCCTTGGCGATTTCTCCATCGGCGCAGCCGCGACGCAAGTCGGCGATGTTGTCGATGATCTCAGCGGCGCGCTTGCCGTCACGCTCTCTGCGCGCCTGGCCTACGGCTCGGGCGGCACATCCTGCTATGCGGTTGTCGAGACCTCGCTCGATCAGGGCGTGACCTGGGTGCAGATCGCGCGCTTTGATTTCACGACCTCGGGGCTTCAGAAGGTGATGACCGTTTCCGGCCTCACGCCGCGCATCGCCGCCGCGACCGCCGGTAGCCTCGCCGCCGACACCGCGCTCGACGGCACGCTGGGCGACCGGCTGCGCGCGACGGTGGTCTCGACTGGCACCTACGCCGGATCGACGGTCGTCTCGGTCCGCGCCAACGTCCGATGAACACACGCGGCGCGATTGACCGGCTCGGCCAGGTCGCGCAGCTGCGGCGGCTGACCGGGACCGGGGCGAACCAAGTCTGGCACGAGGTCACTCTGCGCGTCTTCGCGCGCCAGTTCCGCGCGCAAGAGATCGTGCCGGGGTCAGGGCTCCAGCAGGGCGACAGACAGGTCATCGCGCATCACGCCGAGATCGACGCCGCGCAATGGCCGGCTCCGCCGCGCCGCGATGACAAGCTGCTCCTGGAGGGGCGGCTCCTCAACGTGCAGTCGGTCGAGACCGTGCGCGTGGGCGAGAGCGTCGAACGCTACAACATGGTCTGCCGGGGATGAGAGCGTACCGCTCGCCGCGCATCTTCGCGCGCGAGATCACGGTGGCGAGCAAGAACCTGTTCCCGGCTCAGGTCGAGGCGCTGCTCGAGGACGCCGCGCGCCGCGAGAAAGCGCGCGTGCTGGCCGAGCAGACGCAACGCGCGGGCATCGCGCCAACCACCGAGACCATCGTGGACGGACGGCGCGGCGCGCCTATCGACGCGGCGACGGACAAGTCCACCATCATCATCGAGTACGAATACCTCCGCGAGATCGCCGCATGGCTCCTCGACACGCTGGAACGCGGGGCGGTGCGCGGGCCGACAGGCGTCTACGCGCGATCATTCATCCTGCTGGTCGATGGTGCCGAAGCTCAGGTCTCGGCGATCACGCACGACACGCAGTCCTTCGTCGTCGCGAATACGCAGCCATACGCGCGGCGGCTGGAGGTCGGCAAGACCAAGTCCGGCTCTCCGTTCGTGGTCGATGACAGCCGCTATCGCTATGTGGACAGCGTCGCGAAGGCCGCGAAGGCGCGCTTCGGCAACGTTGCGCTGGTTCGGCACACATTCGTCACCCTGTCGGGTGCATATCGTCTACGACGCGCGCAGGGCAAGCGCCGCGACCGTCAGGCCGGATCGGAGATCTCCTATCCCGGCGTCCGTGTTTCCAAGCTCTAGGAGCCTTCCAAATGGCAGTCACGATCAGCCTGTACAACCACACGGCCAAGCTCTTCGCCGAGGGCTCCAACGTGCCGGGCGACACCTACAAGGTGAAGCTGTTCACCGCCGCGACGTTCAACGCGACGCACACGACGCTCGCGGGTGTCGGTGGCACCGAGGCCACGACGGGAACCGGGTACAACGCTGGCGGGCCGTCGCTGGCGAACGTCGCAGTCACGACGGTGACGACGAACGATGCGCGCTTCGATGCCGATGACGTCACCCTGACGGCTTCCGGCGGCTCAATCACGGCGAGCTACGGCGTGATCTACAACGACACCGACGCGAACGATCCGCCGCTCGCCTTCATCGATTTCGACGGGTCGCAAAGCGCTGGCGCTGGAACTGATTTCAAGATCATCTGGGACGCCAACGGCATCTTCTCGTTCACGGTGGCCTGATAATGGCAGACAACGTCGCAATCACTCCGGGCTCGGGCGCGATAGCCGCCGCCGACGACATCGGCGGCGTGCTATACCAGCGCGTCAAGGTCTCGCACGGCGCAGACGGCAGTGCGACGGATACGAGCGTTTCCGATCCGCTGCCCATCGCGGCTTACGGCGAACTGATCGAAGCCATCGAGGCGATGCGGATGGCGGTACAGGCGCTGACCCGCACCATCGGTCTTGTGACGGTCGACCCGGCTACGGGGCGTCTGCGCGCCGAGGTGGTCCAAGCGACCGCCGCGAGCTTGTTGGCGACAGTCAGCATCGCGTCCAACCAGACGCTGACGACGCTGACGACGCTGGGTAACCAGACGCAGATGGGCGGCTTCAACGCGCAGGATCAGATCCCGGCGCTGATGCGGATCTCTGCTGACAACCTTCGACGCAACATCTCGGTGACCTGATCATGGCGACAACCAACGGCAACCGGAAACTCCTCGACCTCAAGCGATGGGAGATGCTTTCGCCGTCGCCAGTCCAGACGCTGACGTCGCATTTCATCATCTCTTCAAAACACTACCGCCAGCAGCAGATGCTCTGCTACAGCGGCAATGCGGCGGCGCTTTACAACCCGAACGAGGACGGATGGGTGCTTCTGCCCAACCCCTCGTTGGCGGGAAGTTTTGGGAACGGAGCGTGCGGGGTCGCGGGCTCGTTCTCGACCGGCACGACCGCTGGCGCATCGTTCCTGACGGCGACCGCAGGAACGACGACAACGATCACGACCAACCAGACGCTCGCGCGAGATCTGCGCGGGTATTCGGTTTATTTCGTCGGCGGAACCAACGCGGGCAAGTTGAAGACGATCGCCAAGAACACGATTGGCGCGAACGCTGTCATCACATTTGAGGGCGCGGCGGAGGCTGTCGCCTTCGACGCGACGTCTCAGTATCGCTTGAAAGCCCCCGTCTTCTTCGTTCTTAGCGCGGGCACGCTCGCGAGCGGAGCGTTCAAACGGTACGACTTCGCGACGAATAGCTGGGTGACGCTGGTCAACACCGGCTTGCCCGGCACCTGGGGCACGGACGGAAAGCTGGTCTCCACGCCTGCGTGGATCGGCACAGGCTTCAAGAGCTTCGCCACCGGGACGGCGACGGCCGGGGCATCCACGACGCTGACGAACAGCGCGAAGGCGTGGACAACGAACCAGTGGACCAATTTCCAGATTCGCATCACCGCGGGCACGGGCGCGGGGCAGATCCGTACGGTGGCGAGTAACACCGGAACTGTAATCACCGTTTCAAGCGCCTGGACGACGACACCTGACGCGACCTCGCAGTATTCGCTTGAGGGGAACGACGACTACATTTACGCGATGGGCAACAACGCTGTGGCGCTGTATCGCTACAGCATCAGTGCGAATACATGGTCCACGCTTTCCCCCGGGGTGGCGCGCGGCGCGGCGCCGGGCGCGGCTCTGTCCGGGAACTGGATTTACAGTGTTTCAGCGTCCGATTGGACAGATGAAAGCGCAATCCAAAACGGCCGCTATATTTATTCGTTTCGAGGTGGCGCGTCGGCAAACCTTGATCGGTACGATATCGCGGCGAATAGCTGGGCCTCCGTAACGTATGCCCCGGCCGCGGAAACTTTCACAACGGGCACAAAGTACGCCTACAGCAAGGATTCTTTATACATCCAGCAGAACGCGACGGGGCGCTGGTTCAAATACGACTTCGCGCAAAGCGCTATGGACGGGTGGACGACGATGTTATACCCGAACGGCTCCGCGATTGTCGGCGACACCGCATTTGACGTGACGTACAAAGACGGCGCGACCGAAATCGATTATATCCATATGATTTTGAACACCAGCACCGTGCATGTTCGGCAGATGGTGATCTGATGACCATCTCAGACCTGATCACGCTCGCGCTCGCGCGGCTGGCAAACCTGACGGCGCAGCGCACATCGGCTGTGACGCTCGGGGATGTCGCCCGCATCGCCCAGCTCGACACCGAGATCGCCGAGACCGAGGTCACGCTGGCGAAGCTGAAAGCAGTCTAGCGTATGAGAGAGTGAGACATGCCGCAGCTACAGGGTCTCACTCTCCTATTCGGCTCGCTCTATGGCGCGGGCGCGGCGATTATCGCCGCGCCGACTGCCACCATCACTGTCGTCGCCAATGCGCCGACAATTCAGGCCACGACGGGCGCAACGGTCACTGTTCCTGTCGCCGCGATCAGCCTCGCGGCTGACGCACCCAGCCTCGCGGCGGGCAAGAGTATCACAGTCCCTGCCGCGACGATCACGCTCGCCTCGACGGCTCCGTCGATCAGCGCGGGCAAGCGCATCGACGCTCCCGCCGCGACGATCACGCTCGCGGGCCTTGCGCCGACCATCCAGGCCGCGACGGGTGCGTCCATCGTCGTTCCGGCGGCGACCATCTCGCTCGCGGCCAGCGCGCCGAGCCTCGCAGCGGGCAAGAGCGTCGCCGTTCCAGCCGCTACAATCAGCCTCGCGGGCAATGCCCCGACGATCTCGGCGGGCAAGCGCGTCGTCGTCCCTGCCGCTGCCCTGCTCATGGGCGGCGAGGTTCCTGCGATCAGGACGGGCAAGTCCGTCACCGTTCCGGCCGCGACCATCAATCTCGCGGGCAACGCTCCGTCGATCAGCGCGGGCAAGCGTGTCGCGGTTCCGGCGGCGAACATCACGCTTTCGGCATCTGCCCCGACCGTCTCGGTCGGCGATGCCGTCACGGTTCCTGCCGCCACGATCACGCTGGCGGCGATTGCGCCGTCGCTGGCAGCGGGTAAGTCCGTCGCGGCACCCTCGGCCACCATCGCGCTCTCTGCCGCGCCACCGACGATCCAGGCGGCGTCCGGCATCAGTATCGCGCCGCCGACCGCCACCATCCTCCTCGGAGGCGAAGCGCCGTCGATCAGCGCGGGCAAGTCCATCACCATTCCGCTCGCCTCGGCTCAGGTTCTCGCGGCGCTTGCGCCGCAGCTGGCGACGGGCAAGTCCATCTCGGTCCCTGCCGCCACCATCACACTGACCGCCGCGTCTCCGACGCTCGCAGCGGGCAAGGCGGTCGAGGTCGCCGCTGCGGCCATCGCCATCGGCGGCATCCCGCCGCGCATCCAACTTATCGCGCCTCCCGGAACGTTGCGCGTCATCCGCGATGCCATCAGGACCGCCTGGGATGCGCGCTGGCCGCACGGAACGACCTACCGGGTACTCTGGCAGGTCAACGACAACGAGAGCGTCCCTGAGCCCGGCGAGGCGCGTGCGTGGGTGCATGTGATGATCGACTTCGACGGCGAGGATGTGCGCGCCTATGCCGGCGGTCGCGAGGCATCTGACCGCGAGTGGCGCGGAACGGTCGAGATCCGCGTGGTCGCGGAGACCGGCTATGGCGACGACGCCGCGCTCGACCTTCTCGATGACGCGGTCAGCGTTTACCGCTCGCGTCGCGAGGCGGGCCTGTCGTTCATCGAGGGCTCGACCGAGATCTTCGACAGCGCGACCGAGGACGGCGCGTGGTTCATTCGCGGCACGATGCTGCCCTGGACCTACGAGTACCGCGCATGAGCCTCCGCAGCACCATTCGCACCGAGATCAAGGCAGTCTGGGATGCGCGGTGGCCGCACGGCGAGACCTATCGCGTGATCTGGCACGAGAACGCACACCCCGATACGCCGACGCCTGGCGAGGTGCAGCACTGGCTGCATTTGCATACCGAGTTCAGCCGCGAGGAGATGCGCGCATTCGGCGACGGCTCGCTCGCCAACGAGCGGCTCTGGTTCGGCGCTGTTGCCGTTCGCGTGTTTTCCGAGGTCGGCATCGGCGAGGACGTCACTCTCGACCTCCTCGACGCCGCCGTCGTGGCTCTCCGCGCGCGGCGCGCTGGCAACCTGACCTTCGCGGGGCCGATCATCGGCATCGCGGATATCGCTAGATCGAACGGCGCGTGGTATGGTCGCGGCGCGTCGATCCCGTTTCAATATCGCTTCCAGGGCTAAGGAGACCCGATCATGCCGATTTCCGAAGGCGTGCAGTCACGCATCGTCTACAAGGCGTATTCCAGCGGGTCGATCACGGCCAACAGCGAGCCGGATACTGCGACCGACCCCGGCACGTCCGGCGGTCAGGTGCTGCGGCGGGTCTCGTCGTCGCTGAACTTGGTCAAGGACAGCTACCAGTCCGAGGAAATCAGGACCGACCGGCAGATCGCGGACTTCCGGCACGGGTTGCGACGCGTCGAGGGCTCGATCTCGGGCGAACTGTCGCCCGGAACGCAGTTTGAGCTTCTCGTCGCCGCGCACCGCGACTCGGCGGTGTCGGCGCTGTCGCTGAGCAACACGCAGTTCACCTCGGTGACCAGCGACAACTCGACCTCGGCCTTCGTCTTCACTGCTGGCGACCCGGTGACCTCGGGGTTGCGTGTCGGCGATATCATCCGCTTCGGCACGCTCGCCGCGACGGCGAACAACGACCGCAATTTCGTGATCCGGTCCTTTGGTGGCACGAGCAACCGCACGGTGACGGTGTCGCCCGCGCCGACCACTGACGCGGTGGCCGACACCAGCTTCACCGTGACGCGCCCCGGCAAGACCACCATTGTCCCGGCCAGCGGCTTCACCGCGCGCAAGTTCGGCATCGAGGAGTACCGCGAGGATCTTGACCTCTCGCGCCTCTTCACCGAATGCCGCGTGTCCGGCTATTCGCTGTCGCTCCCGGCCACCGGCCTCTCGACTGTGGAGATCCCGTTCATGGGGCGCAACGCGGTCTCGCTCTCGGCGGGCAGCGCGCCCTATTTCACGGCTCCCACCGCCGCGACGACGTCCTCGGCATGCGCCTCGGCCAACGGCCTGATCCTGTCGCCGGATGCTGGCTCGTCGCCGCTCGGCATCGTCACCGGCATCGATATCGCGCTTGATCTCGAGGCCGAGATGCAAGCGGTGATCAACCAGAACATCGCGCCCGAGATCTTCCTCGGCCGGGCGAACGTCACCGGCACGGTGTCGGCGTTCGTTGAGGACTTCGCCTTGTTCAATGCGTTTTTGAACGAGAGCGAGCTTCAGCTGATCGTGCGCGTGGACAGTGGTTCGGCGGCGAATGCCGATGCCATCTGCATCTACCTGCCGCGCGTCAAGCTCGGCGGAGCGGACATGCCGTTGAGTGGCGCGAATGGTCAGACGATATCGCTGCCGTTCCAGGCGCTCCGCTACACCGGCAGCGCGGCGGGCCGCGACACAACCACCATTCGCATCCACGACACGGCGGCCTGAGCATGTCGCGTTTTGCCGGTCTCGGCGCGTCGGTGGACAAGCCGACGCGCTGCTATCTCTCGATCCCCGTCGCCGGTCGTCCGCCGCTGCTGTCGCGCGATGGCGATCCGGCGTACATCGACTGCCTGTCGCTCGACAGCCGCGAGGCTGGCGCGCAGCGTCGCGCATCCGCCATCGCGCGCCTCGACCGTCGCGCGGCGAAACTGACCGCCGATGACATCGAGGCCGAACAGGTCGGGATGCTGGTGGCGCTCATCACCGGCTGGCGGCTCTATTCGCTGGTCGGCGACCCGCTCGATGTCGAGTGCGACGAAGCGGCGAAGCGCGAACTGATGAGCGATCCGACCTTCGCGTGGGTCCGTCGCCAGGTCGAGGAGCACATCGGAGACCTGGGAAACTGGTTGAGCGCGACGGCGAACTGATCGCTTTCGCGCATCACCGTTTCGACCTCGACCTGCCGCGCAAGGGCGGTCGCAAACGCGATCACCTGGAGAGTGTCGCGCGGCAGCTAGGACGCCGCCCTGCGGGCCTCGACGGGCCACAGCTGCCCGCCTGGGGCGAGCACATCTGGTCGGCGTGGCTGGATCTGCACCAAGGTCGCCGCGTCGGCTTCAACGGTGCCGAGCCGCTGTCTTGGGCCGATCTCGACGCATGGTCTCGGTTGACCGGCGCGGAGATGCGGCCTGACGAGGTGGCGCTTCTGATGCGGATAGATCGCGAGTTCTTCGCCGTGCGCGGCGAGATCGAGGGGAAGAAATGATCAACGCGCCGAAAGAATCGGTCCTCCGCGCTGGCCTCGACGCGAGCGAGTACACGCGCGGCGCGCAGGAGATTGACCGGGCGAACACCGAGATCCTGGCGAGCAGCGGCCGGGTCGAGCAGTCTCAGGAGAAGATGACCCGCTCGCTGGTCTCGTCTTCGTCCAGCATGGATCGCCTCCAGGCATCGCTGGACAAGGGCTTCGCGTCCCAGTTGCGCTACGAGCAGATCGTGGATCGCGTCAACTCCGCGATGGAGCGCGGACGCATCTCGCAGGAACGCGGCGCGCAGATCATCAGCCTCGCACAGCAGCGCTACATGTCGGCCGCGACTGCGACTGCGGCGATGGGGGCGGCGACTGCGGCGGCTGCGGCATCGAGCAGACAGTTCGGTTTCGTCGCGCAGCAGTCCGGCTACCAGCTGGGCGACTTCGCCGTCCAGGTCGCGAGCGGTCAATCTGCGATGGTCGCGTTCATCCAGCAGGGTTCACAGTTCCTCGGCATCTTCGGGGCGTTCGGCGCAATCGCTGGTGCTGCGCTCGCCATCGGCGGCGGCATCTACATGATGTTCGACAAGATGGCCGAGAATGCGAAAGCGGCGACAGACGAGGTCTCTTCCTTGACGGAAGAGATCAAGCGCATGAACGAGGAAAGCGCGAAACGCGGAAGAGGACAGACCGGCATTCGCGCGAATGTGCGGCTTGAGAGCCTGATGGCCGAGCGCAATCGCCTGACCGGCATGATGCCGACAGGAGGCGGCGCAGCGACGTCGAGCGAGATGTCAGGAATAGTCGAGGCTCAAGCGGCGGCAAACGTCGCGGCCATTCAGTCGCAGATCGACGCCATCAATAAGCTGATCCGAGAACATGATCGGCTCGTTGAGGAACAAGAGCAAGTGGACATGAGCACCGCCAACTTGAAGCGAAGCGGCGAGGAGTTTGAGGAGCAGAAGAAGCGCGAGGCCGAGGCTATCCGCGACGCCGCTCGCGCGCAGGAAGAAGCCGAACGCGCGCGCCAGCGGTTCCTATCCGATGTCATGTCCCTAGAAAACACCCTCGACCCGCTGACCGCCGCGACACGCCGCTGGGCCGACCAACAGGCGCTGCTGGCCCAGGCGCTCGACGCCGCGATCATCAGCCAGGAGCGGTACAACGAGCTCGTCGCCATGTCCGACGAGGCGTTCCGAAAGGCCACCGAGAAACAGACCGAATACCTGACCGGGATCGAGAAGCAGTCGCGTCAAAACGAGAACCTCGCGCGCGATCTCGGCCTGTCGTTCCAGTCCGCTTTCGAGGACGCGATCTTGCGCGGTGAGAAGCTGCGCGGCGTGCTGGCCGGGATCGCGCAGGACATCGCGCGCATCATCCTGCGCCAGACGGTGACGACGCCGCTCGCGAACCTCGTCATGGGCGGGCTCTCCAGCGCCTTCGGCGGCCTATTCGGCGGCGGGCCAGGCGACATTCGCGGGCCGGGCGGCTCGACCAGCATCCCGTTCGGCGGGCCTCGCGCTCTCGGCGGGCCGGTCGAGGCGGGCAGCGCCTATCTGGTCGGGGAGCAGGGGCCGGAACTGTTCATGCCCGGTCAGTCGGGCCGCATCATCCCGAACGGACAGACCGGCTCCACCGTGGTCAATCAGACAATCCAGATCAGCGTGGGCGTCGCGCAGACCGTGCGCGCCGAGATCGCCGCGCTTATGCCGGCGATCAAGCGCCAGACCGTCGATGCGGTGGCGGACGCCAGGATGCGCGGCGGGTCGTTCGCCGCCGCGATGGGAACCTGACCATGACCATATCCTATCCGATCACCCTCCCGACATCCGGCGGCTATGCGCGCGTCGAGTTCCGCATGGGCAACGTGGTCGGCGTCTCGACGTCGCCGTTCACGTTGCAACAGCAGCTGGTCCGACACCAGGGCGCGCGCTGGGAAGCCGACATCACCGTCGCCGAGATGGAGCGTCCCGCCGCCGAGGAATGGATCGCCGCGCTAGCCTCGCTGCGCGGGGCCTGGGGCACATTCCGCCTGGCCGACCCTGGCGGCGCGACGCCGCGTGGCACATGGGCGGGCACGCCGCTCGTCAAGGGGGCGGGCCAGACCGGCGAGACGCTGCTGGTCGATGGCTTCTCGGCGGGCGCGACGGTTAAGGCGGGCGACTATTTCCAGATCGGTGATCGGCTCTACAAGGTGCTGCTGGACGCCACCGAGAGCAGCGGCGAGATCACGCTCGATATCTGGCCGCGTCTGCGCGAGAGCCCGGCGGACAACGCCGTCGTGACGACGAGCGCCGCCAAGGGCTTGTTCCGCCTCGCGTCGAACACGCAGGGCTGGGCGCTACAGGGCAGCGGTCTGCGCTACACGCTCGCCTTCGGCGCGGTCGAGGCGATCTGATGGCGCGCGATCTTACCGCATCTGTCATCACGCAGTTACAGGCCGCGTCGGTTGAAATCGGCATCCTGTTCGAGGGCGAGTTCGCCTCGGGCTGGGTGCGGCTGTGGTCCGGCATCGGGAACCTGTCCTGGGACGGGAAGACGTGGTCCGGCGTCGGCACACTACTCGGCATCTCCGCCATCGATGAGACGAACGAGATCCGCGCCTCGGGCCTGACGGTGTCGCTGTCCGGCGTGCCATCCGATCTGCTCGCTGCCGCGCTCGGTGACGCGCGATCGGGGAAGACGGGCCGCGTCTATCTCGCGTTCTTCAGCGGCGGCTCGGTCGTGGCAGACCCGGTGCTGCAATTCGAGGGTCGCCTCGATGTCCCGGCGATCGAGGACGGCGAAGACACCGCCACAATCGCCATCAGCTACGAGAGCGAACTGATCGACCTGGAGCGCGCGCGCGAGCGCCGCTGCACGCCCGAGGATCAGGCAATCGATTATCCCGGTGACCTCGGTTTCGCGTATGTTGCAAGCCTCCAGGACGCGCAGATCACATGGGGCCGCTGATGATCGTTCGCCGCGAAGATTGGCCGTCGAGGCTCGCCGCCACGCTCGAGGATGCGCGCGACAAGCCGTTCGAGTGGGGCGTGCATGATTGCGGTCTCTTCGCGGGCGACTGCGTGCTGGCAATGACAGACGTCGATCCCGTCGCGCTCTATCGCGGCCAATACACCGACGAGGAAGGCGCGCGCGCCACCATGCTTGCGCTGTCCGGCGGCGGGCTGCGCGCGGTGTGGAGCAAGGCGTTGGGCCCGGCGATGAACAACGTCCTCATGGCAAAGCGCGGCGATGTCGTGCTTGTCACGACCGACTACGGCGAGACCGAGGCCACCGGGATCGTCGCAGGATCGCGCGTGGCGTGCCTTTCGCAATCGGGGCTACTGATGATGCCGTCGCGCTGTATCGTCGCTGCCTGGGGCGTCTGATGGGCTTTATCGTCGCCCCTATCGTCGCGCTCGTAACCGGCGCTTCTGTCGGCGCAGCGCTGGTGACGGCAGCGGTTGGCCTCGTTGCTTCGATCACGCTATCGGCCATCGCCGGGTCGATCTTCAAGCCGAAGCAGCCGAAGTTCTCCGACCCCTTTGCCGGCGCTCAACGCACGCAGACTGTGCGCGAGCCGATCACGCCGTGGCGCGTGATCTACGGCCAGGTGCGGACCGGCGGCGCGATCACCTTCTTGCACACCACCGACAGCAATTCCAAGCTGCACCTCGTCATCACGCTCGCCGGCCACGAGGTCGAGGAGATCGGTGACATCTACTTCGACGACGAGATCGTGCCGCTGGACGGCGCGGGCGAAGCCACGGGCAAATACGCCGGATACGTCCGCGTTCAGAAGAAGCTCGGCACCGATGGGCAAACAGCCTTCGCGGACCTGATCACCGAAGCATCGGACAAGTGGACCGCCGACCACCGGCAGCGTGGCCGCGCGTGCATCTATGTGCGGCTGACCCACAATTCCGACCTGTTCGCATCCGGCATCCCGAACATTACCGCCGTCGTGAAGGGCAAGAAGGTCTACGACCCGCGCACGTCCACGACCGCATGGAGCGCGAATGCGGCGCTCTGCCTGGCCGACTACCTGACCGACCCGATACGCGGTCTCGGCGTGGACTATGCCACGCGCATCGATGAAGCCGACCTGATTGCCGCCGCGAATGTGTGCGACGAGAACGTGACGCTGGCGGCGGGCGGGACCGAAGATCGCTACACGATGAACGGCACCTTCGACACGTCGCAGCGCCCGCGCGACATCATCGCATCGATGACTGGCGCAATGGCTGGCCGCGCGTCGCTGGTCGGCGGGACATGGTCGATCTTCGCCGGCGCATACACCGCGCCGACGATCACGCTGACCGAGGCCGATCTGCGCGGGCCAATCCGCGTGTCGTCGCGCCTGAGCCGCCGCGATCTTGCCAACGGCGTCAAGGGGACGTTCGTCAGCCCCGACAACAAGTGGCAAGCGAGCGATTTCCCGCCTGTCACGAATGCCACCTACGTCTCCGACGACGGCGGCGAGAAGCTCTGGCGCGACATCGATCTCCCCTTCACCACCTCGGCGGCGACCGCGCAGCGTATCGCGCGCATCGAATTGCGAAAGGCGCGGCAGCAGATCTCGGTGCAGCTGGCGGCGAAGCTCACGGCGTATCGGCTCGTTCCTGGCGATGTCGTCGGCATCACGAACACGCGCATGGGCTGGACCGCGAAGCCGTTTGAAGTCACGGGCCTTCGCTTCGTCACCGATGGCGACGGTAGCCTCGGCGTCGATCTTGATCTGCGCGAGACCGCATCGACCATCTACGACTGGACGGCGGGCACCGACGAGGAAGAAGTCGATCCCGCGCCGGATACCGATCTGCCGAACCCCTTCAGTGTCAGCGCGCCGACATCGCTCGTCCTCGCGAGCGGCGACGCCGAGATCCTTCAGCTGGCCGAAGGCTCGGTCATCAGCCGCATCAAGGCCACATGGACCGCGCCGAGCGATGCGCGCGTCGCGAATTACGAGCTAGCTTGGAAGAAATCCGCCGAGGCCGACTGGGATAGCGTGCTTTCATCGGCGTCGGTCACCGTCGGCTACGTCGCGCCGGTCGAGGACGGCACGGCCTACGATGTGCGCGTCCGATCGATCAGTGGGCTCGGCGTGGTGTCGGGCTGGGTCGCCGTCACCGGGCACGTTGTCGAGGGCAAGAGCGCGCCGCCGCCTCGCCCCGACACGTTCCAGGTCGCGCGCATCGCGGATGGAACGCGGCGCTTCACCTGGAGCCTCGCGAGCCTCCCGGCGGATGTGCGATCCGGCGGCGGCTACCGGATCAGATACAAGACCTCCTCGACGACCGACTGGTCCTCGATGACGGCGCTGCATGAAGGGCTGCTCATCTCGTCGCCCTACGAGACGGCGGATCTCGCGAGCGGGACATACTGGTTCGCGGTCAAGACGGTGGACAGCAGCGGGAACGAAAGCACCGACGCGCGCTTCATCGCGTCTGCCGTGCTCGGTGATCCGCCATTGCGCGATGTGCTGCTACAGCGGATCGAACAGTCGCTTGTATGGCCGGGGACGAAGACCTCGTGCTTCCTCGACACCGACAACTCGCTGCATGCGACGAGCAGCCAGAACTGGTCGAACCTCCCGAGCGCTTGGTCGAGCCTCGCCGCGACCTGGGACAACATCCTCAACAACAACAGCCCGATCCTTTACGAGACGCCGGTCCTCGATCTCGGGGCCGATGTGACCTTCACGCCGCTAGTGACGGCAACGGCGAACGGCACGGTGACCCTGGAGATGAAAACGGGCACGACCGCCGACGGCACCGTCACCGGCTCCTGGGTCGCGCTGGCGCTGTCCGAGGGCAAGCGCTACGTCCAGATCCGCGCGAGCGTCACGGACACGACGCCGGTCTTGTCGGGCCTGACGACCATCATCTCGTCGTCCTCGTATACCGACACCTACGAGGATGTGAACACCGCCACCGAGACGGCGTCGTGGTTTTCGTCGGTCGCGGCGGGGCACTTCAAGATCGGCGCGCGCGGCCAGCTGGCGGCGATCTCGACCGCGCGTATCCTGGCGCTTCAGAACGTCGGCGCGGGCTGGTCGTGGGAGTTGATCTCCAAAACGCAGACGGTGAATTCTGAGCCAGCAGCAGAGTTCAAAGTGTACAATTCTTCTGGTACACTTGCCAATGCAACGATCGATGTAGAGCTGCGAGGGCCACAGGCATGACGCTACCGACGAACGCCTCAAAAGCGAACCTCGACAGCGCGACGGACGACCCGAAACTGGCGCGTCCTGATCTCGCGGATTTGGTCGATAAATTCAACGACCTGCTCACCCATTTAAATCTCAGCACGATCACCAGCGGTCCCGCCGCGATCCCGCTGTCGGTCGCGAACGGAGGGACGGGATCGACGACCGAGAGCGGCGCGCGCACGAACCTCGGCGTGGCTGATGCGACCGAGAGCGCGGCCGGGCGCATCGAGATCGCGACGCAGACCGAAGCGAACAACGGCACCGACGACACGCGCGCGCTGACTCCGCTGAAGCTCGCGAGCATCAGCCCGGCGTCGGTGACCTACTCGACCAGCGACCAGATCCTCATCCTTGACGCGAGCGACAGTAACAAGCTCAAGCGCGCGACGGTGACGACGGGCAAGCTGCTACAGCAGGTCATCGCAACATCCTCGGCCTACTCGACCGGGACGACGACGATTCCAATGGACGACACGATTCCGCAGAACACCGAGGGGACCGAGTTCCTGACGGCGACGATCACGCCGGCCAACAGCAGCAATCTGCTGCTGATCGAGGCCAGTCTGACATTCGGGATCAACAACAACGGCATCACTGTCGTCGGTGCGTTGTTCCAGGACTCAACCGCAAATGCACTCGCGGCGGGCGCTGAGACGTCATCGAACGCGACGAACCGCCATGTCACCGTGACGTTGCGCCACCGCATGACCGCAGGGACCACCAGCGCCACGACGTTCAAGATGCGGTGCGGACCCACCGGAACTGCGACGCTATATTTCAACGGCGACGGCGCAACAGCGGCGCGGATCTTCGGCGGTGTCTGTGCCTCCTCGCTCACCGTCACCGAGATCGCAGCATGAGCGATCACATCGACCCGCGCGATTTCGGACGCCTCGAGGCCGAGGTCGCCACGTTGACCAAGACTGTCGAGGCGATGGCCGCAGACCTCAAGGCTGTCCGCTCGGCACTCGACGCAGCGGGCGGCGGCTGGCGGGTGCTGGTGGCGGTCGGCGCGGCCAGCGGCGCGGTGACGGCGCTCCTGGTCAAGCTCCTGCCCTTCCTGCCTATCCGATGACACGCGAAGCCATCCTGCTCGCCGCCGCTATCGCGCTCGCCGCGATGCCCGCGCGCGGGCAGCAGCCGGTGTGCGCGCCTATCGAGCGGCTCACCGAGTTCCTCTCACGCGAGCACAACGAAAAGCCGGTCGCGGTGGGCGAGATGCCCGGCGGACAGGTCGTTGTCTTCGCCGCGCCATCCGGCTCGTGGACGCTCGTCATCGTCGGGCCTGATGGTCGCGCTTGCGTTGCCAGCGACGGCACGCGCTGGCGCGCGCTCGGGCGCAGTGCCTGATGCCGACGCCGCCGATCTCGCGGGCCGAGGCCCACCGCCGCATCGACGCCATCGAACAGGCGCTGCGCGAGGGCGGAACCCCAATGGGCGTGATGTCTCGGCCAGGGACTCGGTCCGCCGCGCGTATCGCGTGGGACCGGCTAGGGCTGCGGCAGAGCGTGGACAGGGCGTCGGTGGAAAAGATTGAGGCCGCAGCAGGTCGGCAGATCGACTGGTCTCTGTCGACCGACGACCGAATCGCCAACGATGCGCCGCCGAAGCCGCGCTTTGATCCGCCGCCGATCCCAGACGCAGACGTCCCGGTCGAAGAGCTGATTGAGAAGCTGGAGCGGAACTACCAGCGCCGAGCCGAGCACAAGGCCGCGAAGACCTGGGCACGTTTCACGCTGCACGACGACGGTCCGTA